TAATCTAAGGTAAATAGCAAACGAAATTCATGTGTTGTGTAGTTTACGTGAATAATATATTTAGGTTTGATAACAGACTTAGTTTTTGGCTAAGTTAGCGTGATAAAAACGTAGTGATTTGTGAATATATATGCTAGATGTAATGTTGTGTTTAGCTTATAAGTTGGTTATGTATAGTGATGCCGTTTCTAATCTGCTTGAAAAAACATCAAAGTATATTATTGAATTTTGAAGTGAAGAAATTGTTGATGCGCAAAAGTTGATGCAAGATTTGCATATATTAGAGACAAACAAGTAAATAAATACTGTTATATGATGATACACATGAAAATTGAAATAAAAACAAAATGCTTGGAAGACAGCACATATGTGGAATTTGATGATATTATCAGACAGTTGGTATGCTTAGCCATATAACGTGTTCTTTGACGACATTCAATTTGCCAGTAGTGTCATAGAATGGGTAAGTTCAAAAGAAGAACGTGTTTTAAACACAGTATCTTGATGATAATTATTGGATAGTACATTATAAATTTTAGATCAAGTATTTGATTGGAGTAAAGTAGGCATGTGATGAGTGTGAACAAATTGACAATTGGATAATAGATAAATATTTTATTGAAGTGGCAATATATTTGATCCTTATAATATAATGATGGTGTCAAGTGATACGACAAAAACTTTTTGATTTTCTGAATATAATTAATGATAATTCAATTCATTAATAAATAAATTAATAACTTTTGACAAACCCATGATATTTAAACCAATAGTTAAAAAAGAACCATGAAAATTCAGAGCTATATTAAACATAGACATATGAACACATGTGTAGCAATGCATGCTATATGAATTATTGAAAAATATATTCGTTATGTGACGTGGTCACTAAAGCTCAATTAACAAATACATCTTTAATTTGAATGGCAACACAAACTAGTGAAGAATATTGATGCGCATTTAATAAAAACTACAATCATTCGATAAAGTAGTAATGTCATTAGATCAAAGCAGTTATGATCAAAATGTACCATTGAGTTTAATAGTATGTTTGTTTTTAGGTATAATTTTAAAGCTGTAGGCGGCAATTGATGAAATGAGTTACATTATTTGATTAGACAATTGATGATTAGCGATAAAGTTGTGTTTAATTTAAATCCATGACATATGAGTGTTAAACGTATAACGCATGATATTAACAAATCATTTAATAAAGAAATAGCATCAACGCATTCAATACGATGATATATTAATAATTTTAGAAGAAATTAAAAATGATAGATTCGTGGCATTATGTACTTGCAATTTGAATGGAGATACTGTTCAATATTAAGGTGGCTTACTTAGTGGATGGAAACTAACTTCTATGTTCGGGTCATTGGCGAATTTAGTTTATCAGCATATAACAGAAGTTTATTTGGACGAATGATTTGATGTAGTGGTACAGAGTGATGATACTCTACTGATATGTGACAGTATCAGTTCATGATAACGAGTTTTGTAAGTGTAAGAATGATTAGGCTTGAAATTAAAACGTGATTAACAGTTAATATCAACCACGAATTTTGAATTTTTAAAGACTTTTTATGGATACGATGCATGTGCAAAGTGATACAAACCATTTAAATATAGGATGCGTACAATACCAAGTTTGTTGTTCAACAAGCCTTGGAGCGGACTAAAGAATTGATAAGATTATAGTGATTATTTATAACTAAATGAATGATATACGCAGATATTATAAGCAACATAGCGCATGTTTAATGTGCATTGTAGGGCTACTTTTCTAAGTGATCATTTCCTAAAGAATGTCGTACAGCAATTGTGAAGCAAATAAATACTGCAGCTGAAAAGTAATCAACGAGAAAAGTGACTTTATAGATAATTAATGCGATAAAAAAGTGATGCTTTAAAACAGTATTTGACTAGCTGTAAAAGTTTAGGGGGATTAGGATTAAGCTTTATAACGGATTTTATAATGTATGATATATAATAGCAGAACAGATATAAATTATCTTTTTGAGTTAAAAGAGACAGTACAGACAAGTTTGGAATTTAATGATGATAAGACATTAAAAATCAAATAATTTAATAGTAGCTATTAGCATTAACATAAGGATAAACTTTAGCAAATAGCCATTGATAACTGATTCATCGTAGTTTAGCATTGGGTTGATTGCGCGAAAGTTAGTTCAACTATCTAAATCCAGACGATGAAAAAGTAGTCAATACAAAAGTAAGAATACATGAGATAGTGATAAAGAGATTAATTAAATAAGAAGATACTAATGAAGAGTAAGCTTTTTGACTAAATTTGGATGCACGCATTTTTCCTTTCGGTATTTTAAAACCAACCAATGCAATTGACATCAGAGCCTGAGCTCACAAAATAATGAGTGAAGATAACGTTCAAAAAGATGATTATATATGATATGTAGTGTCGATAATAATATTGAAGCTAGCTGATGATGTGAATATAGATTATAGAATAGTTAAAGATTCTATGGTTAAATAAGATGTTATTTTTTATCTGCACAAAAACAAAGAAGTTGCACATTAAATGTAGTTTGCTTATAACAACAAATTGAATAGTTTGATCACTATAAATTGGCACAAGTTTAAATTATTATGCGAAACGAAGTACGGTATGTCTGGGATTACAAAATATTTGTATGCAAAAATGCTATGGTAACAACAATTGTCACGTATTTAAGTTTATCAACTCAAAAATAATTCCTATTTGAACGCGTTACTAGGAGAAGTTGACTTGACCTTGGAGTAAACATGTTAAGATCAGTTATCGAGTCTAGGATTATAAGTTTTTTAGCAATGAAAGATAAATAACTGGATCGAATCATTAGAAAATATAGAATCCATGAAATAGAAGTTGGATGTTTTTTAAGAAAAGTTAAGTCAATAAATTAGTGAAAAAGAAATTACGCTGAAGGTAGGTTTAAATATATATCCTTTATTTTAAAGCCAATGTGTCATAAATTTAAAGCTATCGAATTGATGATAATACGTCTCACACAATTATCAGTCTGAAAATCACAATTATTTTATTAATACTATTACATATTTATTATATATGTGACGTAAATTAGTACCATTCCCTATTTGAAAAAGTAATAGGGCAGGCCCAATTTTTTGGATAGCGGCGGTATGTTTGGATTATCAAAAATCCAAATGT